CCTGGAGTGACTTAAGTCACTGGATCTATCTAAAAAGATTCAGATAGACTGCGGATTTCCACCGCAACCAACTACTCTCGGACAGGATGTCCGAGCCAAGTGGTAAGTAATCCCAGCTTGGGGTTACCACCCACCTAGTACAGTACTTTACTTTATCATGCCTGATAGAGATGGTACTGTTTCTGATGTAGCCTTGCAGGAAAGCAAGAAATAACCCGGATGGGTTATAGATTCTTTCCTTTTCACCTCTTGGTAGTTTGAAGCCAGAGTCAGTTATACGTATCTGCCGCGCGATTGGTATCCAGGACTTGTATCTTACAGATCCTGTGTCCCGATCGCGATTCTCGGCAGTTAAGTTAACCATCTCAAAAGGCATTCTTATACCGGCGTCTAAATTCGCGATAGGGGGAACTTGAGTGTTCCGACATCGGGAAGATAGATACCTCACTGTACGACCTAGCGGAATTCCCGTTTTGGCCGTCCAGAGATTGAGGTTGTTGATGGCTACGAAGAGATCTTGCTGTGTACTGAGCTTTTTTAGATAAGCCCCGCGCACATTGTGACCATGATAATAGTCACGACCGCAACTCTCTTTAAAGGGTCCTTCAACAAAGGACTTCTGCTGATTAACCTCGAAGCCGAGCAGTGTAAGGAGACGTATGACAGAATCTACGATCTTTCGATCGCAGATAATGTCGTCACCAAACACCGCAAAGTTCCCAAGGTCATCACCGCGTGGTCTCATGAGTTTAAACCCATGAAATCTAGCGGCTGCAGAAACGACACAGGCAAATAACATGGTCTGCAGGGGAAAGGTGTAACCGTTCCCCATAGTAGACATCATGTTAAGCGCCACACGCTCTCCTCTAATCTCAGTAGTAGGTGATCTTAGCAACTTCAACCATGCGACGAAGTCGCGTGGGAGAATTGCATCGACCATCTTCAATGAGATAGAATCTGAGGCTGATGACAGGTCAATAGTTGAATACTGATCTGTTATACTACCTCTGCGAGCGAGTTCTCGATTCTTATCCGGTTGCGTACTCAAGTCAATTCCGAAGAACGACTTGAGACGATCGGTAAGGATCTGCCCGAAACCTAATTGAAAGAACATATTCAACGAGGGCTCGGAACAGATTAAACGAGAAATGTCGTTACTTTTATCGACTAGGTGTAACTTGCTACCTTTGACTATGTGAGGAGTACCATATGCACGTTGCCGATATAACTCGGCAGTTTGCCATTCTGGTCTCCATGACAAATAGTCACTGTACATTTCGTACAGCCCTTCTGACGTTGACGTTAGCTTAGAAGCGAAAAGCTTCGTATAGAAGTCCTTTCCTAGAGACCCAACGGAAGCTCCCGGCCCGCACCGACCATTATCGAGTATTTGATAGTGGTTAGATACGAGAGGGAAACCACGTGGGTTCCAGAAATTGTAGATGGATTGTTTAAGTTCACCTACTAGGACTTCATCTTTGCTATTGTCAAGATATAACTCATAGTTCCCACAGGTCATATTAACCGATAGGAACTTCTCAACAGCTTTGTCGTCGGCATCGGAAGCCTTATTTTCTACAAATTTCTTGTAGAAGCTGGCGGCCAATGCTTGGGCGGCAAACTGTTTCGGAGTTATACCTGGCCAAGTATCGTAGTTCGAATCGAACCCCGATACGTAGGACAAGTCAGAGAGAAGGTTATGGTAAAGAGCATCAGAGTTAATACCCATGATGTAATCTCCATGTTAACGTTTTATTCGATGTCTAGGGATTCTTCCCCGTGACTTTGGTCGCAGTCTACTTCACAAGTAACCGAGACATCCACGTGACCTGTCGCAATGACAGGAGGCGCGGTGTCCTTGTTATCTGGAGAGGTAGGGGTATCTTCGAGTGAATTAAACCCGAAGAAACCAAAAACTGCAACTAAGGCCGCGAAGATAGCTCCCCGAATTGAGATTAATGCACCTATAAAGGCGTTCATTACAGAACGCCGTCTATCTGCGCATCACCCAATTCGTCACTCTGGTTCCAAAGGGCACCACAGTGGACAGACAAAGCCGCACGAACATTGGCGGCGTCAGCAACATCAGCGCCTGCTGGACAACTAATAGTAGTTGTGATCAGCATGACCCTGTTGGGCTGACCCGACTGTGGGGAGACACCCTTGCGGGTGATCACTTTCCACGTGTTCATCGGAACGTTGGAGATTACGCCGGTTACCGGATTTGCGGTTCCCAAGAGCTTAAAAAGCTTCGGGCGAACGCATGTCAGTGTAAACGGCTTACTCAGGGTATGGGCTTCTACACCCGACTGAGTACCACCCAGAGCACTAACGACGTGTTGAACGCCGTTAGTACCTGGGTAGCTGTCCGAGACTAGCGTATACGTCGGTGACGTAAGGCCAGTCTGCGGGCCCCCAGTTAAGGGGGAAGTAGGATTCCAAGACATTGCTTGTTACCTCTGGTGTTGGGGAAAATTCCCCATAGGTTAGTGGAAATGTACATAAGAAAGAGCAAAACGCGGTTCTCGTTAATATCTCATGTCTAGTAGACATCATGGGTAGTTATCCATAATATCTATTTCGACGTAGAGTTTTTAACGATTTTAAACCAGCAAGAGCTGCTATGTTGGCCCATTTATTTTTGGACCAACCCGGCGTTTCCCATGCAAAGGTCGGTACTAAAAGTACTCCCCCAGGATGAGATTCTCTTGTGAACGTCTTGTAATCTCTTTGTACACGGTATGGATCGAAGTAAGGGTAATATGCAAATATTTTACTGTTTATGCGTGACATCCACTCGGCCGATCTAGGTGTCATCTCCAAATCTGCGGAGATGGTCCTTATGATCGTTCGGTTGACCCACGCGGTATCAGTAAATTGCTGACCCCAGCATGTGATTACATCACCAATATTAGTGAAGTAATCAACTAGGAAAGAATACGGAATAAGCTCCCAAATCGTAGCAGGAAAATCCTGCCAGCGAAATCCGAGCAAATCCCTAGCCACCACGGATCGAGATCCGTTGGCGGGTTCATTCTTAACGTAACCTCGATATTTCACCTCGACCTTGTCTCTAATCCGAGTCCTGTAATCGTAGTTAAGGTAACCAACAGATCTTTTGATATTGTTGGTCCTTGTTACGTTTTCAGATATACCCGAAGCAGAGACACGCTTCCCATCTTTGCGTTCCTCGTGGACGATGCGACTTAAAGTCTCAGCGCCTTCGATAACATCATTGATGAGAGGCTTCCAGCCGAAGGAATATTCGAGCCACGTCTCCGACACAATGTTGTTCAGTTCGCGCACATTCTTAACTAGGTTAGTCCGTTTCTTTACGGCCTTACCATAAGAATGAATGCCCTCTCTGATAGCACGTGCAGGATGCCTAATCATGCGAAGTGACTCTCCCAGTTCACCCAAGAATATACCACCTTGAAAGTGGTTTGTTACCTGGTTGATCCGTTTGAGAAACTTCTTCTTCGCCACATTATCGGCAGTCAATAAAAGATCATTATAGCCCGAGGCGGAAGTATAGAATGGAATATTTTCCATCGTACCCCACCTACTCGTGGTAGAAGCAGAAACAGCGGTGCCTAGTACATACGAGGCCTCGCCGTAATGCTCCTTCCGCGTCCGGTATAACGAGCCACTTAGATAAGTGGTCGTATCTATGTTCTTCTTCAGCCGTTCCTTCCAGTCCTTGTAATTTGGACCGTAAGTTACGGTAGAAGTAGTACCATAGTATCCCGGGTAGTAGGTAGTGTAGTCGTACTGAGGTGTCAATCTGTATTGGACTTTCGTCCACATACGGAGAGGCATCCTCATGACGATCTGCTTCGTTTTCAGTGCCATAAGTCACTCTTTAGACCAGGTGGTCTGGTTGTAGTTACAAACAGAACCACCAGGGTGCCTGGAGGTCCCCTTTCGGGGACCTTCCAGG